ATGTTCAACTGGCTGAAGCGCAACAAAGCACCGGAAGAACCGGCCGCCGACAAGCAGCGCATGCCCATGCGCAGCCGACTGCAAGCGCGCATGTTCGCCGCCACCAAGCAGGACCGACTGGCCACTGCCTGGGGCGGCACTCCGCTGACGGCCGACCAGGTGGTTGACCGGAATCAGCAGGTGCTTGTCGCGCGCTCGCGGGAGCAGTCCGCGAACAACGACTATGCGCGTTCGTTCCTGCGACAGTGCCGGCAGAACATCGTCGGGCCGCAGGGCGTGCAGCTGCAGGCGCAGAGTGCTGACGAGCGCGGCAAGCTGGACACCCTGGCGAACCAGGCGATTGAAAACGGCTGGTGGGAATGGGGTCAGCGCGAGAACTGCGACGTGACCGGCACGCGTTCCTGGCGCGCCATTCAAACCAGCTGTGTTACCACCGCCGCGAAAGACGGCGAATTCATGGTGCGCCTGGTCTTCGGCCGCGACGCGGGGCCGTGGCAGTTCGCCGTGCAGGTGCTGGACCCGCAGCGCTGCCCTATCTGGATGAACGAAGACCGGCCGCCGCATGGCGCTTTCATCCGCCAGGGTATCGAGTTCAACCGCTACGGCCGACCGCTGGCGTATTACTTCAGCACCACCGACGAAACCGAAAGCGATTACCGCTGGGGCGGTCAGCATTTCGTCCGCGTGCCTGCCGCTGAAATCGTGCATGGCTTCCTGGAGGACATGGTGGGGCAGAAACGCGGGCTGCCCTGGATGGCCACCGCGCTGTTCCGCATGCGCCAGCTCGCCGCCATGGAAGACGCGGCAATCGTGAACGCTCGCGTGGGCGCCAACAAGCTGGGATTCATCGAGTGGGAAGATGACGCCGGGCCTGACCTGGATGAAGACGAAGAACTGATTATCGACAGCGAGCCTGGCGAATGGAACGTGCTGCCGCGCGGCGCCCGCGTGAAGGAAACCACGCCGCAGTACCCGAGCAACGAATATGCGCCGTTCGTCAAGCAGACGCTGCGCGGCATGGCCGCCGGTTTCGGCGTCCTGTACAACAACCTGGCCAGCGACCTGGAAGGCGTGAACTTTTCCAGCATCAGGCAGGGCACGCTGGACGAGCGCGAACACTGGAAAGACCTGCAAGAATGGCTGATTGAAAGCCTGGTTCAGCCGGTGTTCAACGCCTGGCTACCTCGCGCCCTGCTGCTGGGCAAGCTGGTGGTCCGTGGCCGCCCGCTGAAGCCTGAGCGCATCGACCGTTACCGGAACGTTTCCTGGCAGGCTCGCCGCTGGCAGTGGATCGACCCGCGCGCCGACGTGGACGCCGCCGTGGAGTCGAAAAACAACATGCTGACCAGTCCAGGCCGCATCATTCGCGAGCAGGGCCAAGACCCTGACGCGGTTTGGCGCGAGTCCGCCCGCGACGTGGCGGCGATGATCGAAGCATACAAGGCCGAAGGAATTGACGAAGCAACGGCCAAAGAACTGGTGCTGCTGAGCATGGGCCGGCAGCCGCCCAAACCCGCGCCGACTGGAGGCCAACAAAATGCACCTGCGTGACCTGATCGGCGCCTATCTGCGCCGCGACGCCAGCGAAAGCAAGGCACTGCCTGATTTCAACGGCAAGGGCCAGCTGCAACGCACCATGGAAGTGCGCAGCTTCGACAAGGACAAGCGCACCGTTGAACTGGCGTTCAGCTCTGAATTAGAGGTCGAACGCTGGTTTGGCATCGAAATTCTGGACCACGACCCCGACAGCGTGCTGCTGGATCGCCTGAGCGATGGCGGCGCGCTGCTGGTGAACCACGACTGGGACGACCAGGTGGGCGTCGTGGAATCTGTCAGTATCGACGCAGACCGGCGGGGCCGTGCTGTCGTGCGTTTCGGGCGAAGCGCGCGCGCTGACGAGATTTTCCAGGATATCGTCGATGGAATCCGCAAGCACGTTTCGGTCGGCTATCGCGTCCTGCGCGCGGTGCTGTTCGAACAGCGCGGCGACGTTGACGTGTACCGCATCACCAAGTGGGAACCCTACGAAATTTCCATCGTCAGCGTTCCGGCGGACCACAGCGTGGGCATCGGTCGCGACCTGGAAATCCCACAAGAGGAACCCGCCGCGCAGGCCGCACAAACTGCGACCGTCCGAAGTGGCGCGGCCACGGAAAAACCTATCTCTGAGGAAATCAGAAACATGAAAATCAAAGTTCTGCGGGATGCCTCTGGCAACCTGGTCCGCGCCGAAGTGGACGAACACGGCAGCATCACCAAGGTGCTGGAAGTTCTGGAAGAGGCCGGCGCCGACGTTCGCGCCGCTCAGCGCAACGCCGCCGAGGCCGAGCGCAAGCGTACCGCTTCCATCCTGGAAATGGGCGAGAAGTACGACTGCCGCGAGCTGGCCGCCAAGGCCGTGGCCGATGGCAAGTCGGTGGATGAATTCGCCCGCGCCGCCCTGGACCACATCAACACCAAGGGCGTCACCAGCGTGGACACCAACAAGCAGGACGGCAAGCGTTCCGGCACCCCGCTGTCGGAAATGGCTGACCCGAAAATCGGCCTGAGCGACAAGGAAGTGCGGAAGTATTCGCTGTTCAAGGCCATTCGCGCCCTGCAGCCGAACGCCAGCCAGAAGGACCGCGAAGCCGCCAAGTTCGAGATCGAGTGCAGCGAAGCCGCCCAGCGCCAGCTCGGCCGTACCGCGCAAGGCATCCTGGTGCCGGAAGACGTGCTGGGCAGCCGTGCGTTCAACGCTGGCGGCGCAGGCAACACCCCGGCCGGCGCGCAGACCGGCAGCAACCTGGTAGCGACCGACTTCATGGCCGGTTCGTTCATCGAAATGCTGCGCAATCGCACCACCCTGATGCGCCTGGGAACCAGCATGGGCGGCCTGGTCGGCAACGTGGATATTCCCAAGCAGACCGGCGGCGCGACCGCGTACTGGATCGGCGAGGGTGACGACGCCACCGAAGGCACCCCGACCATCGGCCAGCTGGAACTGTCGCCAAAGACCGTTGCGGCTTACACCGACATGACCCGTCGCCTGCTGATGCAGTCCACCCCGGACGCCGAAGGCATCGTGCGCCGTGACCTGGTGAACGCCATCGGCCAAGCCATCGACATGGCCGGCTACTACGGCAGCGGCACCGGCAACCAGCCGCGCGGCCTGAAGAACTACACCGGCATCAACGCCGTGGACTTCGCCGCCCTGTGGCCGACCTATGCCGAGCTGGTGCAGATGGAAACCGAAATCGCCGCCGACAACGCCGATATCGGCCAGATGGGCTATGTGGCCAACGCGCGGTTCCGTGGTCACGCGAAGACCAACCGCAAGTTCCCGGACGCCGTGGACGGCGGCACCATCTGGGAATCGGGCGGCACCGTGAACGGCTACCGCGCCGAAATCACCAACCAGCTGCAGAACGGCGATGTGTTCTTCGGCAACTTCGCCGACCTGCTGATTGGCCTGTGGGGCGGCCTGGACCTGACCGTTGACCCGTACAGCCTGAGCAAGTCCGGCGGCCTGCGCGTGGTGGTCTTCCAGGATATCGACCTGGCACTGCGCCGCGTCGAGTCCATCGCCTACGGCAGCCAGACCGTCACCCCGTAAGGCACCAGGAATAGGCCGCTTCGGCGGCCTTTTCTTCACAACCGAGGAACTGCAGAAATGAGCCGATCCATTTTCCTGGTGCTGACCAGCGCCATTGCCATCGACGGCGGTATTTGCCGCGCCAATTCGCTGGTGGAAGTCAGCGAGCGGGAAGCCGAGAACCTGCTGGCTCGCGGCAAGGCGCGGCTGGCCACTGCCGAAGACGGCGCGCCGGTAGCCGAAAGCGACGACGAAGACACCACCGACCTGTCCAAGCTGAACAAAGCTCAGCTGCTGGACCTGGCCGAAAAACTCAGCATCGAAGGCGCCGCCGGCATGAACAAAGCCGAGCTGGTCGAAGCCATCGAAGCCAAGCACAGCGAGGCTAAATAACCATGCGTGGCGTATCCGCAACCGCGCTGGACGTAGCTGCCAGCATCACCGCGACCGGCAACGGCGCTGCCGTCAACGTCGGCGACTATCAGGGCATTGCCCTGCTGGTGCTGAACGCTGGCGCCACCAACGCCGGCACCGACACCATCAAGCTGCAGCACAGCGCTGACGGCAGCACCGGCTGGACCGATGTTCCGGGTGGTGCGTTCGCCGCTGTCGGCACCGCAGCGTCCGAACAGTCGCTGATGATCAATGCTGACCGCCTGCTGAAATTCGTTCGCGTGGTCGATACCCTGGCCGGCGGCGCCACTTCCGTGGTCCGCAGCGTCCACCTGGTCGGCCGCAAGCAGTACAGCTGATGCGCGGGCCGTCCTGGGAAAACCTGGACGAATTCCTGCAGCTGGATGATGACGGCGGGTTTGCAACGCCCGCCGTCATCCAGTTTCAGGACGGCGGCACCAGGACCATCAGCGTGCTGTTTGATGACCCGTATCTGAACGCCGAGCTGGGCGAGTACGAAGCGGACACCAGCGAACCGCGCATCAGCGGCAAGGAAACCGACCTGGCCGGCGTTCGACGTGGCGACGTGGTGACCGTGGCCGGCGAAACCTTCGACGTTCTGACCAGTCCGCAGGCCGATGGAACCGGCTGGGCACTGGTAACGATGGCGCGCCAAGATGCTGCACTTTGATATCGACTGGAACCAGCTGCTGACCGTTGGCGATGAACTGCAAGCCACCGACAAGCAGGTCATCTTCGCGCTGTCGCGCGCCATGCGCCGCACGGAAGCAACCCTGCGGCGCATGTCGTCCAAGGGGCTGACCAAGGTTCTGCAGCTGCGTGCCGCTGGCGCCCTTCGCAAGCGCCTGAAATCAATTCGCATGCGCATGAGCGCGATAGGTTCGCGCGACCAGTCGATGGGGCTGTGGTACGGCCTGAATGACCTGCCCGTATCGAGCTTCAAGGGGCGCCCGAAGAACACCAACGACGGCGCGTCGTTCCGTGGCGAGGAATACGCCGGGGCGTTCGTCGGCCGCAGCAAGGTGAAGGGCAAGCAAACCATTTTCAAGCGCGTGCGCGAAGCGCGCCTGCCTGTCGCCGAGCAGCTGCACGCCGTCGAAGACAAGGCAATTACGTTCATTGAAGATGAAATTTTCGACCAGGTGCTTGATATTTTCTGGCAGCACTTCCGACGCGACCTGCGCGCGCGTGTGAAATTCCAGCTGGGTGAATCCTGATGAATGCGAACACCGAAGTGGACCTGGGCGTGCTGCACGACGCCATCGTGGCCGATATCAAGGCGCAGTTTCCGCAGCTGGTCACCGTCGAGTTTTACCGAGAGGACCGAAAGGAACTGCCGAAGCCGGCCTGCCTGCTTGAGCTGACCGAGCTGGAGGCGCTGCCAGACGAAGACCCAGGCACCGAGCAGCTGGCCGTCATGGCGAAGTTCGAAGCCGAACTGGTTATCAGCTTCCGCACGCCGAAGGCCAAGCAGTCCATCCGCCTGCTGGCCGCCGCGCTCGCCGCCTGGCTGCGCAAGCGCCGCTGGACGAACTACAGCGGCACAACCCCGAAACTTCCCACCGGACCCGCCGAGGTCATCGGCGCCTATCAGGACGACTTTTCGGTGATGGGTCACCAGCGCGACCAGGCGCTGGAGCAGTTCGAAATCTGGCGCGTCGAGTGGCAGCAAATCGTCCACCTGGGCAAGACCGTGTGGACCGATGAAGGCGAGACGCCGGCCGACGTGTTCGTGCAGGGCCACGTCAATGGAAACCCTGGCGACGGATACGAGCAGGTGGACGAATGAGCGAATACGAGCTGGGCGAGCTGGGGCGCCAGCTGGCCAACCTGGTGCGCGTCGGCAAGGTTGCCGAGCTGGACGAAGCGAACGCCCGCGTGAAGGTCAGCACCGCCGGCCTGACCACGGACTGGCTGCCGTGGGGCGCCGCTCGCGCCGGCAAGACGCGCCAGTGGTCCCCGCCGCAGGTGGGCGAGCAGGTGGTGATCGCATCGCCTTATGGCGACATGGCGCAGGCCGTCGTCATCGGGTCGCTGTTCCAAGATGACAGCCCAGCGCCGGCCGCCAGCAAGGACCAGGAAACCACCGTCTACCCTGACGGCGCGCGCCAGGACTACAACAGCGCCAGCCACACGTTCACCCTGGAAGTGCCGGCCGGCGGGAAAATCGTTTTCAAGATCGGCGCCACCACGCTGGAGCTGCGCGCGGACGGCACCACCCTGACCACGCCGCAGTTCGAGGGCGTGCAGTCGTGAGTTTCGGCATAGCCGTGAAGGCGCTTGACGCGGCCGAGGGCGCACAGCTCGCGGGTGGGCAGTCGTTCTTCAACGTCGAGGGTCAGCCAGTCGTCCTGCTGGGTGATCCTGTGACGCCGCACCCGCCGCCCATCCCCCCGCATACGGCGCCGGTCATGGCGCAGGGTTCCGGGTGGATGCGTTTAAACGGAACCCCAGTCTGTCGAGAAGGGCACCTGGCGAACTGCGGTCACGCATCGACCGGCCGACCCTGGTTCCGCATTCCTGACTGACGGAAATCCCACAAGAGGAAGCGCCACGCCCTGCCCAGCAGAATGGCGCGCATGGACGGCATCAACGCATCGAACGGTAAGCGCCTGGGCGGCCTGCAGCATCTGCGGCAATCCATCCGCGACATTCTACGGACGCCCATTGGCAGCCGCGTGATGCGCCGCGAGTACGGCAGCCGGCTGATGCGGCTGATAGATGCCCCGATGAACCGTTCCACGCTGCTGGACGTGTACGCGGCCGTAGCCGAGGCGCTGGAGCGCTGGGAACCCCGTTTCAGATTGGACCAGGTGCAGGCCGTGGCAGCAGAACCCGGCCGCATCGAACTGGACCTTACCGGCGAGTATCTGCCGGACGGCCAAACAATCACCCTTGACGGCATAGTGGTGGAATAAGTGGCAGGCGCATTCACGGCGGTGGACCTTTCCAAGCTGCCATTCCCGGCAGCTGTCGAAAACCTGGATTTCGAAGTCATCCTGGCGGCGATGATTGCCGACCTGCAGACGCGCGACCCTGCGTTTTCCGCGCTGGTGGAGAGTGACCCGGCCTATAAGGTGCTGGAGGTCTGCGCGTTCCGCGAAGTCCTGCTGCGCCAGCGCGTCAACGAAGCCATCAAGGGCGTGACGCTGGCCTATGCCATGGGCAGCGACCTGGACCAGATCGCGGCGCGCTACAACGTCCAGCGCCTGGTCATCACCCCGGCAGACGACACCACCGTGCCGCCGACGCCGGCCGTTCTGGAATCCGACGACGCACTGCGCCGCCGAGTCCAACTGTCGTTCGAAGGATTCAGCACCGCAGGGCCGGAAGGCGCCTACATCTTCCATTCACTCGGCGCCGACGCGCGCGTGCTGGACGCGAGCGCGCACAGCCCAGTCCCTGGCCAGGTGGTGGTCGCCGTGCTGTCCAACATCGGCGACGGAACCGCGCCGTCCGACCTGCTGGACGCCGTAGACGCGACCTTGAGCGCCGACGACGTGCGCCCGCTGACCGACCAGGTGCTGGTCAAGTCGGCCGAAATCCTGCCGTACACCGTCAGCGCTACCCTGACCCTGTATCCTGGGCCGGACGCCGACGTGGTGGTTGCCAACGCGCAGGCCGCACTGGACGCCTACGTGGAGAATAACCACCGCCTGGGGCGCGACGTTACCCTGTCGGGACTGTACGCGGCATTGCACCAGGAAGGCGTCCAGAACGTCACCCTAGCCGCGCCGACCGCCAGCGTTGTGGCAAACTGGGACCAGGCCGCATGGTGCACCGGGACTACCATTGCCGTGGGTGGCACTGGTGAGTAACGACATGCTGCCGCCGAGCGCCACGGCGCAGGAACGCGCACTGGCCGAGGCCATCGCTCGCGTTTCCGACGTGCCGGTTCTGGTTCGCGAGTCGTGGAACCCCGACACCTGCCCAGCCGAGCTGCTGCCGTGGCTCGCCTGGGCGTTCAGCGTGGACGAATGGGATACGACCTGGACCGAGCAGGAAAAGCGCGAGGTCATCAAGGCCAGTCTGGACGTGCACAAGCACAAGGGCACAATCGGCGCCATTGACCGCGCGCTGAAGCCCCTGGGCTATCTGATCGAGGTTATCGAGTGGTGGGAAATGACCCCGCCAGGTGACCCGTACACGTTCAGTATCGTGATGGGCACAGGCAGCAAGCCGGTAACCGCCGAGCTGTACGCAAAAGCCGAGCGCATCGTGCTGACTTACAAGAACCTGCGTTCGCACCTGCGCGCCCTGACCGTCAAAGCCGACGTGCGCGGCACCGTGTACGCAGGCGCCGCGCTGGTCGAAGGCGTGGACACGACGGTTTACCCGTACCAGCTGCGCGAGCTGGAAAACATCGGCCAGCTGTTCTTCGGATCGGCGAGCCAGGACGTAACAACCACCGCCGTCTACCCGCAAGGCTGGGTGCCGGATGAACTGATTGCCAGGACGACAACGGACGGACAATTCCGCGTCACGACTGGCGGACAACTACGAACCATAGGGGCATAGCCGTGGGCTGGAGAATAAACGATTTGCAGGGCGCCGCCCTGCCGCTGACTGGTCAGGAAATCCTGGAGCTGGAGCAGGGCGGAAACAGCCGCCAGGTGCGCGTCATGGACCTGCTGCCTGGTTTCGACGACACGCTGGCATCCGACCTGGCGAGTTCGGGCGGGGCCGGCCTGGTAGGCTTCCTGGCTTCGGAGCCATACGCAGACGGCACCATTGGCGGCGAGCTGAACAAGATCATTGATCGCCTGGGCGACGACTTCGAAACCTTCGAAGACTGGGGAATGGTCGGCGACTACGTGGACCAGAACAACCGTGGCACCGACAACCAGGCAGCATATCGGGCCATGCTGACTTCCGGTAAAACGCAGTTCCGAGCAAGCCCCGGCAAGAAATACTACCTGGGCGTATTGCCGGCCTACGGCGTGCAGGTGAGCCATGGCAAGCCGATGGTCATCGACTACAACGGCGCAGAACTGATTTTCGACATTGCCGCGCCTGCGTCTGGCGTCGTCCATCGGTTCTACGACACGCCGTGCGTCGCCCTGAATTTCGTTATCAGGAACCTGAAGCCGGTCGATGTAGACCCGAACCGTGGGCTGGTAGCGTTCAACTTCTTTGCGAAGGAAAAGCACACGTCCGGCTATGTCGTGGTAGGCAAGGCGTATAACTGCCAGTCGCTGGTGACCATTCAGTCCGATCCGACCACCAATCCGAACCATTCGTGGCGCATTTCCGACGTAAAAGTGGATGTCGTCACCTACGATTGCTATTACGGCATCAACTGCGCAAACAACGGCGACCAGCTGCGTGGCCGCTGCGTGTCGAGTGGCCACCGCCGAGCGTATTTCGTCTATGGCGTGTCGAACCATGACGTGCTGATTTTCAGCCTGAACCAGTACGTCAGCACAAATGATTTCATCGTCACCAATTACGGCGTCGGGCCGGCTACCACGAACATCAATGCTCGCCTGATTAAAGCGAACTGGTATGCGCCCGCGCTGATCGGTTTCACCGCAGACGAAGGCGTGAATAGTTCGGCCATGGTCATTCGCGGGGTTCGTGTCAGCGCGCTGCTTTTCGCTGGCACCAAGCAAGACCCTACCGCCTTCGAGATCAAGCACCAGATTGCTGGACCAGGCACCATAGTTCCGGTTTCGCAAGGCACGCTGGATGGCGTGGAAATCGAGGTGAACCAGGACTGGATGGACCTTGTGCCTGGTCGCGGAAAACTGCTGTCTGTCCCGACGAACTTTGCTCGCATTCCGCGTGTCAAGGTGAACGGCGGATATGTGCAGCAGTTCGGCACGCAGGGAATCGCAATCGTAACCGGCGAAAAGTTCACTGTTTCTAACGTGTCCCTTGGACAGACTGTTACGATGACCACGCGAACCATGCTGGGTCATATGCTCGGACCTTGCGACTTTTTCGCCAAGTTCTACCTGGTGGGTTCTGTCACCGTGAGCGGCGCCAGCGCCATGTTCGTGGACGAATTCACCGTGGCGCTGTCGGTTAACGCCTCTGGTCAGCTTTCGATCAAGAACCAGACCGTTACCAGGACGGCGAACAGCGGGGCGTCTGCAGTAACGACCAGCCTTGCTGCGATTGCGCCTGCAACTCTTCGCTTCACCATTGCAGGCAACGACGCGGGGGCGGCAGCGACCAACATTGCTGCGGTCTGCGAAATCCTGGCACGGCAATAATCCAACTGATTGGTGGACAGAATGGCATTCTTCACGATTCTTACCAGCATCGGCCAGGCGAAAATCGCCAACGCCGTTGCGCTCGGCCAGCAAATCCAGGTCACCGAAATGGCGCTGGGCGACGGCAACGGCAACCCGACCACGCCCAGCCAGTCGCAGACCGGCCTGGTGCGCCAGGTCTACCGCGCGCAGCTCAACCAGTTGAGTACGGACCCGGCGAATCCCAATTACGTCATCGCCGAGCTGGTGGTGCCGTCCGACGTTGGCGGCTGGACCGTGCGCGAAGTCGGCCTGTACGACGTTGACGGCCAGTTGCTCGCGGTCGGCAATTTCCCGGAAACCTACAAGCCGCAGCTGTCCGAAGGCGCCACCCGCGACCTGGTAGTGCGCGTCATCATCGAAGTGTCGAACGCTTCGGTGGTGCAACTGAAGATCGACCCCAGCATTGTCCTGGCATCGCGTCAGTGGGTGGTCAGCCAGTTCCTGCTGCGCAGCAAGGTGGCCGGCGGTCTGGCTGGCCAGGTGCTGGCCAAGAACAGCAACACGGACGAAGATTTCAAATGGGTGAACCCGAACGCCGCCGTTGACGTAATCGTTGACGTGAAGCCGGAGCGGCAGACGCTCGCCTCCGGTCAAACCGTCGTGAACTTCGCCACTATCCAGGCCAACGGCATTGCGGTTTACATCGAGGGCGTGCGCCTGATTGAAACCGTTGACTACAACGTGACCGGCGCTGCGCAGATCACGCTGGCGGAATCGCACCCGGCTGGCTCTATCATCCACGCATACCAGAACGACGCGCTGGACGGTATCGCTGGCGCATCCACCACGGTGCGCGGACTGGTGGAACTGGCGACCCTGGACGAACTGACCGCTGGAACTGACACTGGGCGCGTTCCTGCCGTTGACGTGCTGGCGCAGTACATCAAGAACATCGGCGCAATCCTTACCCCGGCGGGAGCTGTCCAGGCATTCGCGCGCAGCACGCCGCCGCTGGGATGGCTGAGGTGCAATGGCGCCGCAGTGAACCGGACCACTTACAACGCGCTGTTCGCTGCCATCGGAACCACGTTCGGCGCTGGCGACGGGTCCACGACGTTCAACCTGCCGGACCTGCGCGGCGAATTCATCCGTGGCCTGGACGATGGGCGAGGCGTGGATAGCGGGCGCCTGCTGGGCAGCAACCAGGGGCATGCTCTGCAGCAGCACAACCACTATCTTCCGACTTCCAGCGCAGAGGCCGGAAACACTTGGACCATTCCTGACAGCGCTTGGCAGAAGGGTGGCGCAAACGCTAACCCGGCATCTGGCGAAATCGCTGTGACCTTCGACAACAACGGCAGTATCGGCACGTTTGCCACCGAAACCCGCCCGCGTAACGTGGCACTGCTGTATTGCATCAAGGCGTAACGACATGAGCGAATCGAAAGAGGTTTACCAGCTGGATGCTGACGGGTTCCTTGTCGGACCCGCCACCGCCGACAAGCTGAAGGACGGCACCTGGCAGATTCCTGCCGGATGCATCACTCGCAAACCGCCGATGGCGAAGGCAGGGCATCGCCGACGCTGGAACGGAACGAAATGGACCCAGGTAGCCGATGGAGGCGCCAGTGTATGAGTCGAGCGACACAATCAATTTTCGGACTTGCCGGCGTTGTGCTGCCGTTCGCTGGAGCGGCAGCACCTAATGGCTGGCTGCTTTGCCATGGACAGGCAGTAAGTCGCACGACCTATGCGCACCTGTTCGCCGTCATCGGAACCGCCTATGGCGCTGGTGATGGCAGTTCTACTTTCAACCTTCCCGACCTGCGCGGGCGCGTTGCAGCCGGCAAGGACAACATGGGCGGCACGGCTGCAGGCCGACTGACCACTGCAGGCGCTGGCGTGGATGGCAACGCCCTTGGCGCAGCTGGTGGCGCCCAATCTCATACGCTGACGACTGCACAAATGCCGTCACACGCGCATGCCGTTTCTGACCCGACGCACGCGCACAGCGTCTATGACCCGACGCACGCGCATACCCAGCAGTCCTGGAACCTGACCAGCTTCGACGGAACCGGAGGTCCGCACCAGGTCGGCGCTGATGCGCCAGCTAGCGGAAACCTTGGCGTCGTGAACACCACCACGGCGTCAGCTACCGGAATCGGAATCTATGCCGCAGCTACAGGAATCAGCATTCAGGCACAGGGCGGCGGTGGCGCGCACAACAACACCCAGCCGACCATCGTTCTAAACCACATCATCAAGACCTGATCGACCGCACGCCTGCTTACCGCCCTTCGGGGCGGTCTTTTTATGCCTGGAAATCCCACAAGAGGAACGGCGACCGCCAGCCTGCGACCATTCCGGCACGATTCACAAACCCGCGTCTATCGAGGCCCAAACAAATGGCTGGCGAAACTTTCCTGCACGGCGTCGAGGTCATCGACATTGACGCCGGACCCCGCCCGATTTCCACCGTTCGTTCCAGCGTCATTGGCCTGGTCGGCACCGCGCCGAACGCCGATGCTACCGCCTTCCCGCTGAACACCCCGGTACTGATCGCCGGCAGCCGCCGCGAGGCCGCCAAGCTGGACATGCTGGGCACTGGCGAAGGCACCCTGCCGGCCGCAATGGACAGCATCTTTGACCAGGCCGGCGCCGTGGTCATCGTGGTGCGTGTCGAGGAAGGCGAAACCGACGCCGAAACCCTGGCAAACGTCCTTGGCGGCGTGAACGCAGTTACCGGACAGTACGAAGGCGTGCACGCGCTGGTCGCTGCCAAGAGTGTGGTCGGCTTCCAGCCGCGCATCCTGGTGGCGCCTGGCTTCACGCACACGCGCGTGCAGGGCGGCGTTACCGCCATCACCGTGACCAACCAGGGCAGCGGCTATACCAGCGCCCCGACCGTCACCCTGACCGGCGGCGGTGGCACTGGCGCGACCGCTGAAGCCGTGCTGGGCACTGGAGCCGACGCCGGAAAAGTGGTTTCCGTGCGGGTCACCAACCCTGGCAGCGGCTACACCAGCGCGCCCACCGTGGCATTCGCTGGCGGCGGCGGCACCCTGGCTGCGGCCACCGCATCGTTCGGCACCGTGGGCAATGCCGTGGTCGCCGAGCTGATCGGCATTGCCGAGCGCCTGCGCGCTGTCATCATCGCGGACGGCCCGAACACCAACGACGCCGACGCCATCGCCTACGCTGGCGACTTCGGTTCGAAGCGCGTCTACGTGGTGGACCCCAAGGTCATCAAAGTGGACGACGAAGGCGAAAACGTCACCGAGTGGGCAAGCGCCTGCGTCGCTGGCCTGCTGGCGAAGTCCGACAACGAGCGTGGGTTCTGGTGGTCGCCGTCCAACCAGAACATCAACGGCATCATCGGCACCGCGCGGCCTATCGACTTCACGCTGGGCGACCCGAACGCGCGCGCAAACCTGCTGAACGAAAAGAAAGTGGCGACCATCATTCGCGAGGACGGTTTCCGCTTGTGGGGCAACCGCACGCTTTCGAGCGATCCGAAATGGGCGTTCCTGTGCGTGGTCCGCACCGCCGATATCATAAACGACAGTCTGATGGCTGCGCACCTGTGGGCCGTGGATCGCGGCATTACCAAGCAGTATATCCAGGACGTGCAGGAAGGCGTTCGCGCTTACCTTCGCCACCTGGTGACCATCGGTGCTATCATCGGCGGCGACTGCTGGGCTGACCCGGATATCAACACCCCGGACCAGATCGCACAGGGAAAGGTCTACTGGGACTTCGATTTCACCCCGGTCTACCCGGCGGAACATCTGATCTTCCGCAGCTACCTGACCACCGAATACCTGACGGAGATTTTCTAAAATGGCCGCTCGCGACGTTCGCAAGAACTTTAACCTGTTCGTGGATGGCCGGGGCTACGCCGGCCAGGCCGACGAATTCAACCCGCCCAAGCTGACGCTGCAGACCGAAGAATTCCGCGCTGGCGGCATGGACCTGCCCATTGACGTAACGATGGGCATGGAAAAGCTGGTCTGCGATTTCAGCCTGAAAGCATACGACCGCAACGTGCTGGCGCTGTTCGGCGTCGTCCAGGGCGCCAGCGTTCCGCTGGTGGTCCGCGAGGCGCTGGAATCCTTCGACGGCACCGTGACCCCGGTAGTGCATACCATGCGCGGGAAAATCACCGAGCTGGACCCTGGCACCAGTAAGCCCGGCGAACTGCCGCTGCTGAAAGTCACCATGTCGCTGACCTACTACAAGATGCAGCACGGCGGGTCCGTGGTGCACGAAGTGGACGCCGAAAACATGGTGCGCATCATCAACGGCGTGGACGTGCTGGCAGCCATTCGCGGCGCGCTGGGCATCTAAGAAACACCGAGGCCGGCGCAGACCGGCCTTTCTCCAAACCAGAAATCATTTGCAGGTGAAACGGAAATGAAGAAACCCGAGTATCTGAAGCACAACGACGACGGCAGCGTGGACATTACCCTGTCGAAGCCGGCCGAGTTCGGCGGCGTGAAGACCAGCACCGTTCGCATGCGTGAGCCGACCGTGGGCGACCAGGAAGTGGCGTCGGAAATGAGCGGCAGCGATGCGTCGCGCGAAATCAACGTGTTCGCCAATCTGTGCGACCTGGCGCCGGACGATATCCGCAAGCTGCCGCTGCGCGACTACAGGCGGTTCCAGACCGCATACCTGGGTTTCATCGACTAAGCGCCAAGTACATCCGCCAGGGCGTCTTAGCATTGGCCAGCCATACCGGCTGGTCATTGGCGGAAATCACAGCGCTGCGCACGTCAAAATTCATCTGGTGGCTTGAAGGATTACCGAAGGCAGATGGCTAACAAACGGCTGAATGCGACAATCACTATCGGCGGTGCCGTCGCATCAAGTCTGCGTTCGGCGTTCGGCGATATCAAGGGCCAGGTGGGTCAAGTCGGCGCAGCACTGCGTCGCCTGGAAACCGAACAGCGCACCCTTACCAGCGCCATTCGCACGTTCGGCGAGGCCGGCAAGAACGTTGACGGATTGCGCGCACGCTACGCCATTCTTACCGGGCAGGTGGATAAGCTGCGCGTCGCGCACGAACGCCTGCGCCGTGTCGAGGCTGCCCAGCAGGCAAACGCCGCGAAACGCGCCGAGTATCGCGGCCAGATATTCGACGCGCTGGCGCTGGGCGCAACTGCCGCAAGCCCCATCATCCAGGCCGCCCGTTTCGAAACCGCCATGCTCGGCGTCGCTAAGCAGGTGGACGGTGCGCGAGATTCCGCCGGACGACTGACGCCCGTTTATCATCAAATGGCGAAGTCGATTCAGCAGCTCGGCCGCGAAATCCCTCTGGCTACCAACGACCTGGCCGACATGGTGGCTGCAGGCTCGCGCATGGGCGTTGCGCGTGACGAACTTATCGGCTTCACCCGTACCGCTGCCATGATGGCCGACGCCTTCGAACTGCCGGCTGGCGAGCTGGCGGACAACATGGGCAAGATTGCCGGCTTGTTCAAAATCCCGATTCCGGCAATCGGCGAGCTGGCCGACTCCATCAACTACCTGGACGACAACGCCATTTCGAAGGGTGGCGATATCATCGACTTCCTGACCCGCACTGGCGGCGTGGCGTCGTCCGTCAAGATCACCGGCCAGGAAATGGCGGCGCTGGGTTCCACGCTGCTGACGCTTGGCGAGCGCACCGAAACCGCCGGAACCGCCGTCAATGCGATGTTCAGCAAGCTGGGCGCGGCCGACAAGGGCACCAAGAAATTCAAGGCGGCCATGAAGGAAATCGGCCTGTCCACCGCTGCCGTGCAGAAAGGCATGCAGAAGGACGCCACCGGCACGCTGATGAAAGTCATGGAAGCTATCGGCAAGCTGCCGGCCGAAAAGCAGCTGGGCGTCATGGTCGAGCTGGTCGGCCTGGAGCATTCCGACACCCTGGCCAAGCTTGCGAACAATACCGCCGAGTGGCGCCGGCAGCTGGAGCTGGCCAACAGCGCAGCCGCGAAAGGCAGCATGTCGCGCGAGTTCGCAGCACGCCTGGCGACCACGAACGCGCAATGGCAGATCATGAAAAACCGCGTGCAGGAAGTCGCGGTAAACCTGGGCACCGTCCTGCTGCCGGCCGTCAATTCCACGTTCGCGGCGATTTCGCCGGTCGTCAGTGCCGTGGCCGACTTCGCGCGCGAGCATCCGAAGCTGACCCAGGCCGTGGTCGGCACCGCCGTGGCTCTGGTCGGCCTGCGCCTGGCAACCCTGGCCGGCGGATATGCCTTCACGTTCCTGAAGGGCGGCGCCCTGCAAGTGGCTGGCGCCCTGGCTGGCGCTCGCGCGCAGATGCTGCTGGCGTCCATCGGATCGCGGGCGCTCGGCGCCAGCGCCGCGACTGCCAGGGGCGGACTGCTCGGCCTGGCCACTGGCGCCCTGCCGGCCGTCGTCGGCGGCATTCGCGCCGTGACCCTGGCGCTGGTCACCAACCCGATTGGCGCCATCGTTGCCGGCATCGCGTTTGCTGGTCTGATGATCTATCGCCACTGGGACGGCGTGAAAGCCTTCATGGTCGGCACGTTCGAAGGTATCACCGCCGGCCTGCAGCCTGTCGTCCAGACCTTCCGCGACTTCTGGCAGGCGCTGGAGCCGCTGCACCCGGCGTTCGCCCTGGTCGGTGACGGGCTGAAGACCGCATGGCAATGGTTCACCAACCTGTTGCAGCCGGTGAAGTACAGCACCGAGGAACTGGGCAAGGCAGGCGCCGCCGGCGAGGCGTTCGGCGAGGCGCTGGCGGCCGGCATCAATCTGGTGCTGATGCCTCTGCAGACGCTGATTCAGGGCCTGACCTGGGTAGCCAACAACATCGGCGGAATCGCGGCCAAGGCTGTCGAGTTCAAGAACGCAGCTGGCAACGCCATCGGCGGCGCTTGGGACAAGACCAAAGCGTTTTTCGGCGGCGATGACGCGGCACCGGCCAAGGGCGCCCAGGATGCACCCCGCCTGCCGACGCCGGCCATGGCCACCGCTCGCGGCCAGGGAGGAACCACGGTGAACGACAACAGCCAGACCACCATCCAGGTGACGCAGCAGCCAGGGCAGAACACGCGCGAGCTGGCGCGGGAAATCACCCGGCTGCAGGAACAGGAACGCGCTGTGCGTAGACGCGGCGCCATGATCGACGGGGCACCCGCGCAATGATCGGCTATTCACTCGGCGGCACTGTCATGATGCAGCTGGGCACCTTCCAGTTCAGCATCAACACGGCGGCGTACCAGGAACTGCGTCGCCGCACCGAATACCGCTGGGCGGCGCAGGATCGGTTCGGCCGGATGCCGGCGCTTCAGTACACCGGGCCAGGAGGCGACAGCATCACGCTGTCGGGCGTCATCTTCACCGAGTACCGGGGCGGCACCGCCCAGTTGGACGCAATGCGCGCCCTGGCCAGGCGCGGCACTCCGCAGCTGCTGGTGGACGGTTACGGCCGCCTGCTGGGGCGGTTCGTCATCGAAGGCGTGGAGGAAGGCCAGTCCGTGTTCGCGGCGTTCGGCCGCCCACGCAAACAAGAATTCACCCTGCAGCTTCGGAAGCGCGAAGAATGAGCCTGACCTACAGGACCAGCGACGGCGACACCGCCGATTACATCGCCTGGAAATACTACGGCACCCAGGACGGCCAGGTGGTCGAACAACTGCTGGAGGCGAACCCCGGACTGGCTGACCTGGGGCCGGTGCTGCCGGCCGGCGTGCTGGTCACCCTGCCCGAGCTGGAGCCGGCCACGGCCGCGCAGGTGGTGCGCCTGTGGGACTGATTACCGGCATTGCACCCAGTTGGCGCATCCTGGCGGACCAGGCGGACATAACCGCGACCATCGCCCAGCGCTTCATCAGCCTGACGCTGACCGACGCCGTTGGCATGGAATCGGACACCCTGGAAATCACCCTGTCCGACAACGACCCGATGGCGCCTATCGCGATCCCGCCGACCGGCGCCGAACTGCAGTTGTTCCTGGGTTACGACGGCTTCACCCTGCCCATGGGCATGTTCGTGTGCGATGAAGTGGAGCTGGCCGGCTGGCCTGGCGAAATGGTCATCCGCGCGCGAGCGGCCACTTACGACAAGAGCAAGGGCGGCAAATCGGACCTGCAGACGCAGAAAACCCGCAGCTGGCCGAAGGGCACCAAGCTGGGCGACATGGTGGCGAAGATCGCCAAGGAACACGGCATGGAACCAGCCGTGGCCGCGTCGCTGAAGTCCATTGCCCTTCCCCACACCGACCAGGCCGACGAATCGGACATTAACCTGCTGGTCCGCCTGGCGAAGAAATACGACGCCGTGGTGAAGCCGGCAGGCGGCAAGCTGGTGCTGGCCAAGCGCGGCGAATCCAAGTCGGTCAGCGGCGAGGCACTGGCGCCTGTGTTCCTGGAGCCGGCCGACTGCGCCAGTTGGCGCATGGTCCTGGCCAAGCGGGAAACCGCCGGCATGGTCGTGGCGTACTGGCACGCCGTGAAGCAGGCCAAGCGCAACGAAGTGAAGGTGGGCAAGGGCGAGCCGGTGCGCAGGCTGAAACAATACTACCCGACCGAGGAAATGGCGCTGGCTGCTGCGCGGGCTGACCTGGCGCGGCGCGAGCGCGGACAGGAAACCATTTCACTGACCGTCACCGGCTCGCCGCTGATCGCCGCCGAAGCCCCGCTGACCCTGGCAGGGTTCCGGCCTGGAGTGGATGGCCAATGGCTGATTTCGCGGGTGACCCACCGCCTGGACGCATCTGGCGGCTACGTCTGCGACGTGGAAGGCGAGAAGCCGAACAAGGATGAATCGCCGGAAGTCGAGGTGAAGGCCGAGTGATGGCGACCCCGCCAGGAATCGAACCTGGAACCCCCAGCTTAGAAGGCTGGTGCTCTATCCGGTTGAGCTACGGGGCCGGAAATGAACGTGCGTGAGTCGGCGTGAAGGGTTATCCACAGTGCACCCATTAGTGCACCCAATCTTTCCGCCGGATTAGCCTAAGTCCTTGTTTTCACTGTCCTTTTTCGAAACTGTATAACTGCTTAGAAGGCGGTTACAGAGCCATAATCCGGCGTCACCGAGCATCACCGAAATTCCGCCTAATCCATTGCAGAACATCATCATTTCCGTTCATCGCCTGACAAGTCATTTCAAGCGTTGCGGTATTTGACTTTGCCCATGGTGCACCCAATAGTGCACCCAGTACAGACCAACTGCTAAGGGCAAAACATGGCACTGACGGACAAGCAAATTCAGCGCGCCATCCGCGAGCTGACGACCGAAACCACCCTGAACGACGGCGCCGCAGGCCGTGGAACCGGAAGCCTGCGCCTGCGCCTGCGGCCGACCAGCGACGGCGTGTCGGCAACCTGGCTGGGGTTCTGGAAGGTGGACGGCAAGCGCGCCAGCAAGCAGCTGGGACGCTATCCCGACATGACGCTGGCCGAGGCTCGCGACGCATTCGCCGCCGAGGTCCGCCAGGTGCTGCAGACCGGCCGCAACCCGCGCGCAGTGGTGGTCAGCGCCGACAAGCCGACCGTGGAAGCGCTGTTCAAAGCCTACCTGGCCGCGCTTCGGCAGAAGGGCGCCAGGCGGGCCGACGAAATCGAACGCACCCTGCTGACTGGCAAGTACAACGCCGCAGACGGCCTGGGGCGCCAGCGCATGGCTGGAGCCATCGAGCCGGCCGACGTGTCGGCGTTCCTGGCGAAAGGGTTCGAACGCGGGTCGCGCCGGCAGACGGATATCTGCCGCACCTACATGGCAGCCGCGTTCAATTGGGGCATCAAGTCCACCCACGATTACCGCACCGAGGCGCGCCGCGATTGGGGCATCAGGATGAACCCGGTGGCGGCTGTGCCCCGCGACGTGGAGGCCAACAAGGTTCGCGACCGGAACCTGACGGCCGAGGAACTGCGGGCCGTGTGGTATGCCGCGCCCGACCAGACCGGCGACGTGCTGCGCCTGGTCATCGCTACAGGGCAGCGCGTCCTGGAAACCATCCGGGTGGCCGGCGAGGACGTGGACCTGAACGCTGGCCTGTGGAACATGCCTGCGCACAAGACGAAGGGCGGCAGGCGGCCGCATACCATCCCGCTGCCTCGCCAGGCCGTCGAGATTTTCGCCCAGCTGAAGGCGCTTCACGGCGACGGCCTGCTGTTCCCTGCCAGGGCCGGCGCCAAGGGCGAGCTGATCGGCGTTCCCAGCGTCAGCCGTGGCGCGTCCCGCCTGACCTGCTGCGCACCCTTCCAGCCGCGTGACCTGCGCCGCACCTGGAAGTCCAGGGCGCACGACGCTGGCGTGGATCGGTTCACCCGCGACCTGATCCAGCAGCACGCGCAGAACGACACCGGCACGAAACACTATGACCGCGCCGAGTACCTGCCGCAGATGCGCGAGGCGATGGCGAAGTGGGAAGCCTGGCTGGGCAAGGTGCTGGCTGATGAAGATTTGCAGGCAGACGTGGAGGCTTGATACACTGTTTCGGCAGTGCGGCGTGGAAAGCAGACACGCATTTGCCGATGGCTACCCCTACGAGGCAACGGCACGCGGTTGGGGTAAGCAGGGTTAGCGACCTGCCACTGCACAAACAAAAACCCCGCCACTCGGCGGGGTTTTTCGTTACTCGGCGTCGTGCATCCGCGCCCAGGCGTCCGCCATCTGTTCGTCCCGCAGATCGCGGCGCGCCTGTCGCACTTCCGGCGGCGTGGCGCGTTCCTTCGACTTCCTGGCGGCCAGGCACGCCCGGCACACGCCCAGGCGGCCGTCCCTGGTCCGCGATGATGGGCCGAACGCATCCAGCGGCTTGTCATTCCTGCAGCACTTGCAGCGCTTATTCATCGTCGCCACCGTCCGGCAGGTCCACGTCGCAGTCCATGGCCCCATGCTTCGGGCAGTGCGGCGGGCCGACTTCCAGCCACTTGCTGGTCACGCGCACCGTGTAGCCGCACTGGCTGCACTCGGCTTTCTTCAGCCTGGTGGTTTGCTTCGGCGGCCTGGTGGACTCGCCAGCACGACGCGGCGTCCTGGCAGCAGGCGCTGCGCCTTCCGGCTGGTCCTGGCTGCCACTCTTCGGCGCAGCTGGTGCCGATTCACCCAGGCCGCGATCAAATCGCAGCTTGGCGTGCGGCATCGGTCCCAACTCAGCCAGGAACGGCGCCACCCATTCCTTGAACGCTGGTCCTGGCGTGGTGGCCGTCATCGGCCGGTTCATGCCGAGCGCCAGCGCCACCCTGGCGAAATCGCCCTTGTGCCCCTGTTCGAAGCCGACCGCCGTATGGGTCAGTTCGTGCGCCAGGTGGCAGGCAACCAGGTCAGCGTCCACCTGGTCCGGCATGATGAGAATTTCAAACGTTCCATCTTCGCTGCAGGCTGCGTTCCAGACTTCGGCAGCAGTTCTGGAGCGCTGGCCGGCGGCGCCGAAGCCGACCGACACACGGAATTTCGGCAGCGGGAAACCCATTTCAGCAAAGCGCGGCGCCATCTTGTCGGCAAGCAGGTTCAACCACGTTTCACGGTTCATAGTCTCAAGTCCTAATGTGTTTAAACGCAGTGAAATGGTAGGCGCGCTTATAGCCCGCCAATAATGACGGGCTATAAGCGCGCGATTACTTAGAACTAGAACGGGGTATCGTCGTCGAAGCTGTCGTAATCCTGCGCGGGCGGTGCGGGGCGCTGCTGCGGTGCCTGCTGTGGCCGCTGCTGCTGCGGCGGGCGCTGCTGTTGCTGCTGTTGCTCGCCGCTGTCCTGGCGGCTGCCGGCCAGCTCCAACTGCAGCACGGTGCCCACCAGCTTGGTGCCGCTGCTGCCGTCCTGGCGCTGGAAGGTTTCCAGGTGCACATCGCGCAGGGCGACGACCACCTGGGTTCCTTTCAGCAGGTACTGCTGGAGCGCTTCTGCCTGGCGCCCCCACAGTGCGGCTTCCACCCACTGGGCGGGCCTGTTTCCGGTCTGCTGGTCCTTCATGCCGTAGTTGTAGGCCAGCGACAGGTTCGACACAGCTTCGCCGGATTGGGTGCGGCGAAGTTCAGCATCACGCCCGAGGCGTGCAAGTCCGTTCAGTAGCATTTCGATAATCTCAGTAGTGGCGGCCAGCTCGCACCGGCCGCAGGGTTTGAAATCAGTTGCGCCGACGTGCGCGCATGCGCACTTCATGGTCGGCCGAACAGTCCGCGTCGCAGAACAGCTTCGGGTGCGCTATCGGTTCCATGCAGTTGTAGCAGCGACCGTTCGGCACCAGGACGGACAGCTTGGCGCGCCGCAGCGCTTCCTTGATCGCCAGTTCTCGGTCCATCTGCTCGCGTTCGCTCGCTTGGTCGAATACGTCAGTCATTGCGTGGGCACCCTGCATGATGCATCAAGTCGCGGGCGCCGCAGACTATGCATTTGTCGTACTGCTTATTGTCGTTCGCCGCTATCGGCTCCGTCGATTGCTGGCGTTCCAGGAAGATGATGGCGCCGGACAGGTAGTTGATTGCGCCCAGCAGCTCGCGCACTGCGGCGTCGCGCTCGCCGCGTTCCGCCATGCCCTGCGCCTCTTCCGACTTTTTGTCGGCCTGGCCGAGGATGAATCCGATGCCTCGCCGTTCGGCAATCTTTTGCATCGGCTGTTCATGAAACGGCTTGTCGTTCGCGTGACGCTCGGCACCCTTTCCGACTGCGGCCTGGTTGAACGCCCGCGCCAGAACGTTGGTCAGCTGTTCGTAACCCTTCACGTTGTCCACTTTCAGTTCCCCTGTTCGTTATCGTTTGCGCCGACCAGGTGCAGGTTCGCGGTTTCCCACTCCACCACCTTTGCCAGCGGATACCGGACACGGCTACCGAACTTCGCGAAGGCCGGGCCGGTGCCCTTACTGCGCCAGTTCGCCAGCGTGCCGGTGGTCACAGCACCACCCCAGCGCTTCGCCAGTTCGGCAGGCGTCAGGTATTCGGCAGCTTGTCCCATTTCGTCTTTCCTTTCCTGGTTGGGTGGTGCTGGGATTATCCCAGCACCTGTGCGTTCAGATCATCGACGGCGGCCTGGTCATCGTGGCCAGCTTGCCGCTGCTGGTCGAAGGCTTCCGCCGAGCGCTTCAGGTCATCGGGGCAACCCTTGCCGTCCGGGCTGATGGCTTTCTTCATCTGCGGCGGCAGCGCTTTCCACGCAGCCACCAGCGCGTCCATGCCCTGTTCGCAGGCCATCTGCAGGCTGTCGCGCGCGCGCTGCACTTCCGGGTCCAGGTGCTTGCCGCCGTCCACCCAGTCGCGCAGGCGCTTACCGTGTTCGTGGGTCAGGTAGCCTTCCGCCCACTCGCCAGGCGTGCCGAAGATCGGAATCAGCTCGGCGGGGCACTTCAGGATTTCGCGCTGGTGGCCGCCGTTCCACATCATCAGGCTGGCGGTCAGTTCGAACGTGAAGTTCTTTTCCTGGATCGGCAGCACGCCCTGCGGCACGTACTGGGTCTTTCCCTGGCCGTCCTTTTCCAGCTTCACCTTTTCGCGTGCACGCATGCAGGCGATAACGTGGACCGGCGACTGCAGCATGGCGTTCATGAAGGACTTGTGTTCGCGCTTCGCCTTGTTCCACTCCGGGTTCCGGCTATTGCCAGCGTGCGCGATATCTTCGCAGCCGCCCTGCCCTTCCCATTCGTGCGAAACGCTGTCGATTACCAGCACTTCCACGCCGGCCGCGACGAACGCCTGGATGGCTTCGACGTAGCGCTGGGGGCTGAACGGCGGCGTCAGGTCGCCGACCTTGAACTTGTGCACCTTGCCCTGCGCGTCCACCAGGATATCCGCGTACAGGCGCCCACGGCGGTTTTCGGTGCAGATAAGGCCGACTTTCGAACTGTCGTAGTTCGCCAAGCCCCAGGCCACCTGCAGCGCGGAATAGGTCTTGCCGCTGCCGGAAACGCCGCCGATGCCCAGGACCAGCCGCGCGCCTTCGCGCTCGGCGTCTTCGATCTTGAAGATTGCCATTTTCTATAGGTTCTCGTTCACTGATAGTCAGGACGCATCGAGCAGATGCGCGTTCTTGTTCGCGTGCCAGGCCGGCACGCTGATGGTCTGGATTTTGTCGCCGTATCCAGGCCAGGTGTTCGTCCGCTCGCACTCGGCATAGCGCTTCAGGTCGGCGATATACTGGGCGCGGCCGAGTTCCAGGCTTTCCGCGTCGAGGACGTATACGCCCACCGCATACGGCGGCTTTTTCTCCACGGCGATGAACACGAACCCGCGAGGCTTGCGGCCGGTGGCGATGCGCACGCCGTCGAGATAGAAAGGCGCCTGCACGTCATAGCGCCAGTTCGCAATCGACCTGGCGAACCCTTCCAGGCTGGCGTCGTCGGTGGTCTTCAGGTCCACCAGCAGGTCATCTTCGCGCCACCAGTCGGGGCGGCAGCGGCACAGAACGCCGGTCATCGGGTCGTTCCAGTACACGGACAGTTCGGCAACGCCAGGAACGCCCGTCAGCAGCTTGCCGGCGGCTGGGTGCGCCATCACCGCGTCACGCATCGCGTGCAGCTGGTCCCATTGTTCCTGGGTCAGCACCGTGCGGGTTCCGTTGTTCTTCGACCACTCGGCCTGCACGTCCGACCACAGCGTGACTTCCACGCCGTTGTCGCGCAGCAGCTCGGCCAGTTCGTGGCGGTTGCCGCTGGTGGGCAGCAGGCCAGGGCGATTGACGTTCAGCTGGTTCAGAATCTCTTTCAGCTCGGCTCCCTTCATCTTGTCCAACTGGTCGGGCGTCCAGGTTTCCTGCGGCTGCGCATCCAGGATGCGTTCGATTTGCTCGGCCTTGCTTCCGGTGGTTGCCAGTTTCGGCAAACGGTTTTCGTTCAGCTTGGCCACCATCGCCACCAGCTGGTCGCGGTCATCAATGGCGTGCGGAACGTCGGCCTGGCGCAGAGCCAGGCAGTATTCCTTCACGAATTCTGCCGGCTCCAGAATGAGCGAATGCGCAGCAGTGCCGAACGCCTGGGCTGCGGTCGGTTCGCGGTTGTCGTTCGCCGACGTGACCACGGCATGATAGTGCATCGGGCTGCGGTGGATCAGGTCCAGCCCCGACTTACTGATGCCGGGGCCGCCGTGGTAGTCGGCATTCGGGATGCCGGGATAAACGCCTGGTTTCATGGTTTGATTCCGTGATTATTGGTTATTGGCCGTGATGGCAGATGAAGCATAGCTGAGTATTCATTTAGGTTGCAACCCCGTAACGCAAGATCACTGGAAGTAAAGATATTGCTACGGTTCAGCGCCGAGCAACGCCCTTAGTGTCCAGTTTGGACAGTTGCGCGGCTGCGTTCAGGATAAGCCCGCGCGCCGCCTTTCCTGCCTCCTCAATCGCCCCTGCGTTAACCCTGTCGTCACTAACCCTGAACACATTTCCGTGACGCTGCACGAACCCCTTTTTCTCAAGCACGGCAAGGCGTCTGATGACCGTTGGCCTGGCCATCGTCGTCCACTCTGAAACCTTCGACGCATTCAGCGGGTGCCCCTCTGCCTGGCCGACCACCAGCGCCCCACAAATCAGCATGTCATTGACGCGATCCGCCGGCCGCGCGCTGTCGAAATAGGCTTTACAGAACGTGACGACAATTTCTATGGTCATTTTCATGACTACTGCGCGATGCTCGGCGTTTTTTAAGCTTTTGGGCATGGCATTCCTTCCGATTACTTCTGTATACTGTCGGTTAACCTCCGTTACCCATGATGAATTCAAATTATGGCAATTCAGCTGCGTGACTATCAGCAGGACATAATCCAGAAGGCTAGGCAGGCCATGCGCAGGTCGCGGCGTGTGCTGCTGCAGGCTCCGACCGGCGCAGGGAAAACCGCCCTGGCGTCGTTCATGGCAGGCGAGACTGCCGCCAGGAACCAGGGCTGCTGGTTCATCTGCCACCGCGCCGAACTGGGAGACTGCCGCCAGGAACCAGGGCTGCTGGTTCATCTGCCACCGCGCCGAACTGGTGCTACAGACCAGCTTGACGTTCCGCAAGTTCGGCATCGCCCACGCCTTCATCGCCGCCGGCCAGCCAATGAACCTGCGCGAGCTGGTGCAGATTGCGAGCATCGACACCCTAAAGAACCGCCTGGCTCAGCTGATACCGCCCAAGGTCGCCATCGTGGACGAAGCGCACCATAGTGGCGCCGCAGGTTGGGCGCTGGTCATCCAGTGGCTGAGCGAGAATGGCGCCTATGTTGTCGGCCTGTCGGCCACGCCGCAGCGCCTGGATGGCCAGGGCCTTGATGACCACTTTGACGAAATCGTGCTTGGTCCATCCGTTGGCTGGCTGATCGACCAAGGGCACCTATCGCATTACCGCGTGTTCGCGCCGGACGTGCCGGACATGAAGGGCGTTCGCCGGAAGATGGGCGACTTCGGCAAGAAAGACGCCGCAGAAAAGATGGACAAGCCGAAGCTAACCGGCAACATCATCAGCCACTGGCGCAAGTACGCCGAGGGCATGCGCACCGTGGCGTTCGGCGTCACTGTCGCGCACAGCCAGCACCTGGCCGAGCAGTTCAACCTGGCAGGCATCCCAGCTGCGCACCTGGACGGCGGCACGCCCAAGGGCGAGCGAAAGAGCATCATCCAGGGTTATGCCGCCGGACGTATCCAGGTGCTGACGAACGTTGACCTGTTCGGCGAAGGCTTCGACCTGTCGGCCATCGCACAGCAGGACGTGACCATTGACGCGGTTATCCAGGCCAGGCCGACGCAATCGCTGTCGCTGCACCTGCAGCAAGTCGGCCGAGCGCTGCGCCCAGCACCTGGCAAAGTCGCCGTCATCCTGGACCACGCCGGCAACGCCATGCGCCACGGCTTCCCTGACGATGACCGCGAATGGTCACTGGAAGGGCGCGAGAAGGGCAAGGCATCGAACGACAACGGACCACCGCCGCCAGTCATCTGCGAAGGCTGTTTTAACGCCATCCGCCGTCCGCTGCCGGACTGCTGCCCATACTGCCAAAAGCTGCTGAAGCGCGAAGAAAAGCCGATGGAAGTAGCCGAAGGCGAGCTGCGCGAAATGACCGACGACGACAAGGCGCGCATCCGTCGCGAACGTGCACGCGAACAGGCCGAGGCCAAGACCCTGGACGAGCTGGTGGCGCTGGGTCACCGCCGTGGCTACAGCTCGCCGATGGCCTGGGCGCGAAAAGTTTTCGCAGGCCGGCGGCGCTGATAGCGAAAATCAATTGGATGTTTACGGATGGAAACGGCGAAAATCATTTCAACGAAACGCAACACCGCCAAGAGGAACGCGCCATGGACATGACCGCCGACACCAATATTTCCGCCACCAGCCTGGCCACCACCAGCACCGCTGTGGCAATCGCTACCACCGCAATTGACGCCGACGACGCCATGCGTGCGGCCGACCAGTTCTGCGAAGGTGTACAGGACTGGGAGAACGAGGCCACTACCTGGACGTTCAGCGACGGCAGCAAGCTGGTCGTTTCCGGTAGCGACTGGCGCGCCGTGTAAATGAAAACCCACTGCCGCTGCCGCCGCTGTGGGTCGCGCCGGGCGTTGAAACGACACCCGGATGCGTACCAGGTACAGCCACGATGCGGGAACTGCGGCGCCCGCGATTTCCGGCCTGATCGGTGGATGAACGAGCGCAAGAACCACCCGCGCACCTGCCACTGCGACGGCTACCACTTCCCCCACCGCGTCGGCTCTGCCGGCTGCAAATTCATCAACCACGGAGTGTTTAAACATGGCAACGACCTTTAACCAGCTGCGCGACCAAGGCACCGCGAAACGCGCCGACGCCTGGAAAGTCCGACTGGAAGAAATCCACATTCGACCCGGCTTCAACCTGCGTGACCCGGAAGAGCGCGACGAGAACGGGAAGACCTTCCAGGAAAGCATCGACGAACTGGCCGACCTGATCGCAGACGGCATGCCCATTCCGCCGCTGGAAGTCGTTCCGCGCGAGGAAGGCGGCGTTTGGCTGGTCGATGGCGAGTGCCGCACGCGCGCACTGTGGAAGCTGGACACCGAAGGCCGACTGGCGCGCACGCCCAGCAAGACCGACCCTAGCGTGACGGATTACTGGGTTTCCGTCGTGCCGTTCGACGGCGACGAAGAGGAACAGGAAGACCGCATTTTCACCAGCAACAAGAACCGCCGGCTGACCGACCTGGAAATGGCGCGTGGCTGCCAGCGCAAGGCTGCGCGTGGGCGCAAGCCTGATGAAATCGCCAAGGCCATTGGCATGACCAGGCAGCGCGTGGACCAGCTGCTGGCGCTCGCGAGCGCACCGCCGGAAGTTCAGCAGGGCGTAAGGGATGGCGTCGTGTCCGGTGCAGAGGCGGTCAAGCTGGTGCGCAAGCACGGCGAGAAGGCCGGCGAGGCGCTGGCCGAGGAACTGGAGAAAGCCAAGGCGCAGGGGAAAGGCAAGGTCACTGCCGGCACCATCAAAGGGCCGAGCGTGCCGCGCAGCCTGCTGGACGACCTGCACCAGACCGCCACCAAGCTGCACGCCGCGTTCAAGCCTGACGACCTGGTGGCCATCGACCGATTCCACCGGGGCGAAATCACCGAAGGCACCGTGACCATCAGCGTGGAAGCCGCCATGCAGGTGCATCTGATCCTGGAGGAAGCGCAGCGCGTCCTGGAAGAGAAACAGCGCAAGGCGCGCGAGAAGGCCGACAAGGCCAAGCAGCTGGAGCTGCAGGAAGGTGCGGTATGATTGCTGCGCTCTACGTCGAAACTGATGGTGCCTACTTCGGGCTTGATGGCGTTGACCCTTGGGATGAGGCTAGAGACGCGAGGAAGTACAGCGGAATGAATCCTGTCGTTGCGCATCCGCCGTGCCAGCGCTGGGGGCGTTACTGGCACGGCGCGCCAAACAAGCCGCACCAGTTTCGTCTTGGCGAGGATGGCGGATGCTTCGCAGCCGCACTGACGGCAGTTAGAAACTATGGCGGCGTAATCGAACACCCTGCGCACTCGCATGCGTGGCGATACTTCGGCCTGAACGTGCCGCCAAAATCTGGCGGATGGGTGAAGGCTGACGAATATGGTGGGTGGACCTGCTACGTCGAGCAGGGGCACTATGGGCACCTTTCACGCAAGCCCACATGGCTTTACGCGGCAGGCGTACATCTTCCTGAACTAGTATGGGGTCCATCACCGCAAAAGCTTCATCCTCGCGCCGTCGAGCTTTACGGGTATGAGAAAGCCAGGCGTATCGGGATGATGGCGATGGTTGGAGGTAAGGATAAGACCAGGATTCGCAACGCAACGCCGCAAGAGTTTCGTGACGTTCTGATTTCTATAGCCAGAAGCGCTGTGCGAAACCCGGCCAACGACAACAACGAATCAAAGGAACTGACAGCATGAACCGCCAATTCACCCGATACCCTTTCCCCCACCGGCTTCCGATGCGCTGGTGGGTTGAGGGAAACCAGTACGGCGAGCGCGTAATCTTCGCCAGCTGCCGCTATCCAGATGGCGGTGAGTACGTCACTCGCGCGGCCATGCCCAAGAACACCGCCAAAGCCTTAGCATGGCTGATGGTGGAAGCTATGACCCTGGAAGTGCTGGACGTTGTGGGCACTTCCCAGCTGCAGCCAGTTGGACTGCTTGGTGGTGCACCGTGCTGATCGACGTTCACGAAAGGCGGCCCGATGGGTCGCCTGGCCACCTGTTCACCACGGTGGATCGCCAGCCGGAATACCGGAAGCGCACGCGCCGCGACTGGGTGCAGTTCGATGGCGAATGGTTCCCTGTGCTGACCGGCGTTCGGCCGTTCATTTGCGTGCCGGCCGAGCGGCTGGCGCAGGCGAACCCTAACCACATCGTCACGAAGTCGAGGGCGAAGAAATGAGCGAACACGCCATCCAGAACACCATCAGAAACGCACTGGCCGGCAAGGGACTGATCTTCCGCGCCAACGTCGGCCAGGCGTGGACTGGTGAACAGTTCGTGCGCCAGGGCCGGAACATGCTGATTATCAACGCGCGACCGTTCACCACCGGCCTGCCGCCTGGGTTCAGCGACCTGTTCGGCCTGGTGCCGGTGACGATCACCGCCGATATGGTCGGACAGAAAGTCGCCGTGTTCACCGCGCTGGAAGTGAAGACGCCGAAGGGCAAGCCGACCACCCAGCAGCAGGCATTCATCCAGGCCGTGAACGACAACGGCGGGCGCGCTGGCGTGGTCCGCTGCGCTGAAGACGCGGTGCGCGTCGTGGAAGGTGAAATGTGAACCGCAAACCACAGCCGCTGATGGTTGATCGCGAGTGCGCCAATTGCGGACAGTCATTCAAGGCTCGCGCGTCCGATGCCCGCCGTGGCTGGGGTCTGTACTGCGGCAAGTCATGCAAAGCCAAGGCGAACGCGAAAGGAAAGGAAATCGTAGGCGGTGCGCTGTGAACGCCGCCGAGTTCGCCAAGCGTCGGGCGCGCATCGAACACGAACATGGCCGGCGTCGTGGCTACATCGCCAAGGCCATGGCCGCCCTGGTGCGCGATGCTGGAGCCGCTATCATCATCGTGCACGGCAAGGCGGTGGCGTGGCGTCTGCCGAATGGGCAAATCGTTTGCAGAAAACGGCGCTATCGCACCGAGCTGGACGCGATGATTGCGCTTGGTCACATCAGGCACGACCCGAAGACGCCGAAGATACCAACGCGGTTCTACCTGTGCCCGCACTGTAACGGCTGGCACTTGAGCAGCCAGGCGCCAGCGAACGACAACAACGCGCAGTAACCTATCATACGCCCGAACGCCCATAGAAGAAATTCATGGGCGTTTTTCTTTGCCGCTGGCTAGTATTTCCAACCGTAAACACCAACAACGCGAGGAACCAACCCATGCGGATTCAAGACGACCACCAGTGCAAGCTGCGCCGCCGTTTCCAGACCAAGGACCAGGCGCAGGCCGCCTGCAATTCGATTGCCCAGCGCCAGGGCGTTCTGCGCCGGCCGGAAGGATGCCGGTACTGCAACGGCTGGCACCTGAGTGACGCGAAATGAACTGGCTTGGAATGCTGGCGCTCGCCATCGCTGTGATGCTGACCCTGGATCACGCACGGCAACCGGACGACCTGGACCAACAGCAGGCGACCTACTGCGAAATGGTCCAGACCTTCAAAGACACTCGCGGCCAGTACGGCTGGCCGGACTATCGCGGGAATGCTGCTGAGGTGTGCAAATGACTATCAAGAAATGCGGGAAGTGTGGCGACAATGACGGAATGCCGTGCAGCATTCCGGGGTGCGAGTTTGCGAATGTAGAGCAGGCAGGCGGGGATGAGCGCACGGCGTTCAATGCGTGGCTGAACGAAGTCACCTACGAGGAAAACACAGACAGAGGCGTTTTCAAGGTGCAGCGCCACCAAACTCTCTCTGTGGAGGACGAACGAATAGCATGGCGGGCATGGCAAGGCCGTGCCCTCCTGGCGCGGTCCGAGCAGGAAGAGATGGAGCGGCTGCGCGAGGCTTACGAGTGGGGCTATGGCGACGGACAGAACAACCCCAATGGGTACAGCGACAAGAAAGAACGTGATGCCTGCGTTAACGAGCTGCTCAAACAACCATTCACGGTGCAGGCAGAGGCGGAGCGACCAACCTACGAATGCACCATGGGCGTTGGTGGCGGCGACGGCAATCTGTTCGTTCATGGCGACCACGCCAGCATCAAGGCTGCCCAGAAGATCGTGCTGGAGCGCGACGCCGCCCTGGCCAGGGTCGCGGAGTTGGAGAAGCTGAGTCGCGCGCATGACCCGCTGCGCATTGGACTATCAGCAATGCTCGGTTCGTTCAAGACGGCGACCAATCCAGAGCAGGAAGGCACTTTGCGCATGGCCAGACAGTTGCTCGATGCGACAGCAGACGCCCGCTACGGCGATTTCAAGAACAAGGCCATTGTGGATCGGCTGATCGCCGGGCTTCGTACCCCTGTAGCCCAGGCTCAGCAACTCAACGACCTGGACAAACAGTGTCGCGATGACGTGGCACGTGCGCTTGGTTTGCGCCCGAATCAGGAGCGCGGCTTCGCCTGGTCCTACCTGTTGGCGTCGATCAAGTCATGCGTGAAGGCCTCCGGGGATAGCGCCCAGGCTCAGCACAGCGTGCCGGAAGAGTTCATCGGCAGACTAGCTGAATTTCTTGCACAACGTGGCGTCACCGGCAGGGCACTCCTTCGTGACCTACGTAAGTTTCTCGCCGCCGCGCCCGGCAAGGAGGGGGTGTGATGAATGCTGTTCAGGATGCAGGCGGAAACAGAACCGGCCAGGTTGGCGAGGTCTTCAGATGCACGCACTGCCGCTCCGGATGCGATCACTGCGGCGGAACTGGATTTCGCTCGGTCTGCAACAAAACCGTTTGCCACGAGTATGGCTGCTCGCATGGATCCTGTGTGGCAACGCGACAGGAGTTCGAAGCATGGGAGAGGCGTCGGCGCAACAGCAAGGAGGGGGTGTGATGGGCTTCTGGATCGAAATACGCTGCGAAGATCGGTGCGAGAAGTGGTCAGATGGAAAAGGCTACTCACCGGAGAGGTGCTGGTCGCACGACAATGAAGGGCCGATGCAAGAAGCATCCGACACGCAGGCTTCAGTGATCAATACATACCGCGACCTTGAGACGGAAGCGCGTGAGCGTGGGTGGGTTAAGTACCGCCATGGCTGGGTCTGTCCTTACTGCGCAGCGCATCGACCCGCGCCCGGCAAGGAAGACAACGACAACCAGGCAGCCGGCGAGGCCGGAAAGGCGCGTGATGCGTGAGCCTGGAGAAACTGCAGCCGCGCATCATGGTGACGGCTGCCTGGTGCTGGGAATGGCAAGGCGAACTGAACCGCAACGGCTATGGCCGCGTGTGGGTCCAGGGCAAGCGCCTGATGGTCCACCGCGTCGTCTGGCAGCTGCTGCGCGGACCCATCGCTGGCGGCCTGGTGCTTGACCACCTGTGCAAGAACCGGGCGTGCTGCAACCCTGACCACCTGGACCCAGTGACCCAACGCGAGAACGTGCACCGTGGCGACGCGGTGCTGTTCCAGCCGGTGGCGCAGCCGTGAGCCGGCCGACCACCTACACGAACGCCGACCTGGCGCTGGCCTATGAGCTGCGCCAGGAAGGAATCGGATGGAAGGCCATAGCGCGAGCGCTCGGCGTCGAAGTGTCAACGCTGCAGAAGGCCGTCTATCACGCTATCCGGCATGGCCTGAAGTGATTTGCAGTGATGCGTGAGTAAAAACAGATACTGTTTACTTATTGAAACGCGCCCATGTACAATGGGCGCCTACCTCAACACCAGCGATTACACGACATGACTACACGAACCGAACAGCTGCACCAGCTGATGGCCGAACACGGCTTGACGCCCGCAAAGGTCGGCGAGCTGCTGAACCGCAAGCCGCAAACCGTCCGCATCTGGCGGTGCAAAGACGACCGCCGCGAGATTCCCGAACACGCCCTGGAGCTGCTGCGCGTGAAGGTCGCGCAGTCGTGAACGTCTGCAGCTGGCGACCCACTATGGTGACGCTGCACGACGGCCGCCAGGCGGCCAGCGACAGCGAGGAATGGCGGCACGAATGCGAGGCACGCGCCATCATCGCCATGCCGACACTGGCAGCACGGCGCAAGTTCCTGCGCGGCGAGCTGGACGAAATAGGCGGCAAGCGACGCGGCGGCATCCTGGAGAAGCGCGGCGAAGCGGCCGTGCAGCGTCTGGAAGCGACAATTAAGGCCATCTGGTACGCACGCCAGGGCTAAGGGGCATCGAATGAATTTCACCAGCACAGGGCGCCAGCCATGACCGCCCTGAACGCTTACCGCGACTTGACAGAACAAGAGATCGCCGAGGCGCTGGCCTACCTGGACGCGAGCTGTGGCCGCGAAGAGTGGGTGCGCATCGGCATGGCCATCAAGTCCGAATTGGGCAATGACGGGTTCAGACTGTGGGACGACTGGAGCAAGAAGGCGACCGGAAAGTACGACAGCAAGGACGCCCGCGACACATGGAAGTCCATCAAGCCTAACGGCGGCATCACTATTGCCACCCTGATTCATGAGGCGCAGCAGTTCGGCTTCAGCTTGAACGAAGACCTGCGCGAGCCAATCGACCAATCGGAAATCGAGCGGCGCAGGCAGCAGCGCAAAGCCGAGGAAGAGGCCGAGCGCATGGAGCGCGAACGCAAACGCGCCATGGCAGCCGAGCGCGCGCAGTCTATCTGGAACCTGGCCGCCGACCTGGAAGGCGACGAACACCCCTATCTGCAGCGCAAAGGCGTGCTGTCGTTCGGTCTGCGCATCGGCAAGTGGCGAAACGGCCAGGAAGCGCTGCTGGTGCCCATCCAGAACATCGACGGCCACCTGGTCAGCCTGCAGGCAATTTTCGCCAACGAAAACGCCGAAATCGGCCGCGACCGCGACTATCTGCCAGGCGGCCAGAAGCGCGGCGGGTTCTTCATGCTCGGCGGCAAGCCCATTGGCGCACAGCCGGTCATCGCCGTGGCCGAGGGTTATTCGACAGGCGCCAGCATCCATATGGCCACCGGACACTGCGTCGCCGTGGCGTTCGACGCAGGCAACGTGCCGACCATCGCGCGCGCCATGCGTGAGTTGTTCCCAGCTGCCACCCTGCTGATTTGCGCGGATAACGACCAGTGGGCAAAGGACAAGAAAAACGACGGTATCCACTACGCGCGCCAGGCGGCCAGCTCGGCTAACGCAATCCTGGTGGTGCCACAGTTCGAAAGCCTGACGACCAAGCCGACCGACTTCAACGACCTGCACGCCCTGGAAGGCATCGAAGCCGTGCGCGAGCAGATCAACGCAGCAGTCCCGAAGGCCGCGAACGACAATTACCTGGACCTGGACAGCAGCGTTAACCCGTTCATGTTCCCGCACCTGTCCGACCGACAGCAGCCGCTGAACACCTGGGAAAACCTGCAGTGGATGCTGGAGCAGTACGGCATCACGGCGAAATACAACGTAATCAAGAAAGACGTGGTGGTGACCGTCCCAGGCAGGCACTACGGCGACGACAACGCGGCGAACTGCGCCCTGGCTGAAATCAATTCACTGTGCGCGCGCAATCGCATGCCCAAGGCCGACACGTCCGATTACTTGAAGCTGATCGGCACCATGAACAGCTACAACCCAGCCGCTGACTTCATCCTGTCCAGGCAATGGGATGGCGTCAGCAGGTTGCAGGCGCTTTATGACACGCTGGAGACTGCGCCAGGCTACCCGCGCAAGATGCTGGAATTGTTCGTGCGCCGCTGGCTGATTTCGGCCGTGGCAGCAGCACTGATGCCGAAGGGTTTCTGGTCCAAAGGCGTGCTGGTGCTGCAGGGTCCGCAATCGCTTGGGAAGACAGCCTGGGTCAAGGCGCTGCTGCCGGCACTGCAGCGCGAGCTGGTGAAGATCGGCGCCAGCATCGACCCGAACAACAAGGACACCATCAGCAGCGCGATTGGTCACTGGATTGTCGAGCTGGGCGAACTGGACGGCACTTTCCGCAAGGCCGACATTGCGAAGCTGAAGGCGTTCATTTCGCAGGACGTTGACCAGCTGCGCCGGCCGTATGACCGCCTTGAATCCGCATACCAGCGCCGCACCGTGTTTTTCGCCAGCGTGAACCCCGAACGGTTCCTGGCCGACGACACTGGAAACGTCCGCTGGTGGACCATCCCCATTGTGAACCTGGACTACCAGCACGGCATCGACGTGCAGCAGCTGTGGGCAGAGGTCGCGACCCTTTACCGTGCAGGCGAACGCTGGTGGCTGGAGCGCGAAGAGGAAGCCGAACTGGAAGGCGTCAACAAGGAACACGAAGCCATCGACCCGCTGGAAGAACTGCTGCTGCAGCGGTTCAACTGGAACATGCGCGGCAGCGGCCAGGAAATGACCGCCACCGACGTGCTGATGGCGCTGGGTTACGACAGGCCGACCAAGAGCCAGGCCACCGATTGTTCGCGCCTACTGCAGAAGATGACCGGCGGACCACCGCGCAGGACGGCCAGCAAACGGCTGTTCAAGATGCCGCCCGAGCTGCACAGGCACATAGGACCGCCAATCTAAGACCAACCCCGCTTCGGCGGGGTTTTCTATTGGCGCGCGTGGAGGCGATAGAAACAATCAATTGGATGTTTACGTGCGTAAACCTGAAAATGATTTCAACGAAACGAACAACGCCCTGGAGGGCAAGACGATGAGCCAGCAAGTAGCCGACGCAGTAGCCAAGAAAGTCAACGCCAGCGCCTACGGCGTGGCAATCACCGTACAACGCAGCGTCGAAGGCAGCTTCTACGTGATCTGGAAGCAAACCAACTCCGGCATGAAGAGCCACAAGTTGCTGATCGAAGCAACCGACGAAGACCGCCTGGAGGCGCACGCCATGGGGTTTATCGAGCAGATGATCCAAATGATCGCGTACGCCAGCGCAGTCGGCGCCTAACCACCCAGCCCCGGTTCGCCGGGGCATCACCGAGGAAAGAACATGAAGGCGACAATGGCAATGACTGCTGGCCTGTCGATACCTTGCGTGATGCTGGTAGCCGTCGCTGGAGCAACGCTGGCTTCGCTCTGCATCTTCGGCGGCCTTTACGCCGCATGCGTAGCGCTGACGGCCTTAGCTGAGTTTGAAGGGATCATCTAACCGCCGCCCTGCCGGTAGCAGGGCATCAACTGGCGCACAGCGCCCAATAATGAAGAGGCAACAACCCATGGCAGAGTTCACCGCTCAGCAGATCATTGAAACCCCGTTCACCGAATACGAGCGCGAGAAAGAGTATTTCGCCGAAATCGCGCCGATCATTGAACAGTTGCTGGAGGTCTGCAAACGCAACCAGATTCCAGTAATGCTCGCCTGCTGCGTGTCTCAGAAGGCAAACGGCAATGCCGTATTGATGCAGTCCGGCAGCATGCCAAGTCCTGAAATCGTCCCAGGCGAAATGATCGCTGCCAAGAGTCTTTTGGATGGCCAGCATGTCGAGGCGATCACCATGATTGAAATCACCGAACAGCGCGTGTCGGCGGCAAGGGTCGCGCTCGCGGCAACCAAGCACTAACCATCCACCACCAGGGCGCCGAGCTGGCGCCCCAATCAACGACAGGGGAAAAAACCCATGCAAGTCAATCAACCGCAAGAACCGTTCGTTACCATTGCTGCAGAGCTGGAAGCAAAATGCGGCGAACCCAGCAACATGGAATTCGAAGCGTTCCAAAGCCTGGTTGGCATTCTCGGCAATGACGACATCGCGATTAAGGCCGTCAATGGCCTGTACTGCGCAACTGTGCTGTGCCATGGACTGGCCAAGCGCGCAGGCTGGTGGCACGACCTGCAGACTGGCGAGCCGAAGGACCGCAACGACGGCGAAATGATCGCGCTGATGCACAGCGAACTGTCCGAAGCGCTGGAAGGTCTGCGCAAGGATCGCCAGGACGACCACCTGCCGCATCGCAGGTCTGTGGAAGTCGAGCTGGCCGACACGCTGGTGCGCATCTTCGACTATGCCGGCGCTCGCGGCCTGGACCTGGCAGGCGCCCTGGTCGAAAAGCTCGCCTACAACGCGAAGCGCGCCGACCACAAGCCGGAAAATCGCGCCAAGGCTGACGGCAAGAAATTCTGACCATCAACCACCAGGGCGCCAAGGCGGCGCCCGATTGAATGAGGAAAGGAACGTGACCGTTGAACAACTGCTGAAGCGCTACGCATGGAAAACTGAGCCTGTAGGCTCGCGCGTGACCTGCGACCCGGCGCCGACCGATACCGACCGTGACACGCTGGTGCTGATTAAGGCCAGCCAGTCGGAAGACTTCATTTCCGAGCTGGAGAGCGCAGGCTGTGAAGTTGAACTGGGCGACGGCTACGCGGCCGATGCGCTCAATTCCGGCCAGTCTGGCCGCTTCCAATCTTACCGCCTGGGCGAAGATAACCTGATCGTCACCATTGACGAAAAGTTCTATCGCCGATTCGTCGCCGCAACGACCGTGGCCAAGCGCCTTAACCTGATGGACAAGGCCGACCGCATCGCACTGTTCCAAGCTGTTCTTTACGGCAACGCATGCGAGCAGCCTGGAGATATCCCGTTCAACTGAAACAGCAACAACCCGAAGAACCCCGCCACGCGCGGGGTTTTTCATTCCCCAGGCGGAAAGCTTGCGTCAGCGATCCGTCATTCAGTGACCAACTCAGTGACCACCATGACCACCGTGACCAACGCTGGTCATCGCTGAAACCCGCGCCGTAGAAGGCTTACAGCTATATCAGTGACTACGTGACTACCATTTAAAAGAAATATAGGGGCGTAGTAGCAGAGTGACATAACGGTATGGGTATTTATAGGAACTGTGGTCATGTTGGTCATGGTGGTCACTGAAAACGCCTGAAAGCCTTGTGGCACTAAGGCTTCAGCCTGTGACAAGCTGGTCACTACGGTGGTCATTCGCTCATTTTCTGCACAGCACAGCCAAAGCATCTGCTACAATTGCCCCACTAGACAAACATAGAAATACAAGGGGCGTGACGTGCAATTACCTGCGAGCGCACAGGAGATAGCGGACGTTATTGGGCGTGAGCGCGCGTTATACTTGATCGGGCAGCTGCCAAGGTGCTATGCGGGCGTCGATGGCGCAAAGTCCTATGGCCGCGACGGAAAGACCAGCAAGCGCGGCGTCCGGGTCATCATGTACGTGCCCAAGCGATTGAAGCCTGACGACAGCCTGGTGCGCATCCTTGGATGGCACGACGCCAAGCGCCTGGTCGATGCGTTCGGTGGCGAGATTCTGCAGCCGGCGAGCTGCGCAGAGATTTACAGGCGATTCCGTGACCAGTCGGCAATCCGCATGGCACGCGAGGGAATGAAGCCTGATGCCATCGCCGAGCTGCTGGGCGTGTCTGACCGTCACGTTCGAAACCTGCTGCGGGAAATCCCACAAGAGGATGCCAAGGCAGCGAACGATAACAATCCGCCATCATCACTTCAGAGGTCGGCAACCATGCAACCCATCACCCGCAAACAGGTCCGCCGCTGATGGACTTCCTGGAACGGCTACTGAACACCGACAAGGCCATCATCGCCGGCTTCATTGGCGCCCTGGTCGCGCTGAAGTTCCAAGAGGAACTGAGCGGCTGGGGCGGGCGTGCGTGGTTCGTATGCACTGGCGTGGCCTGCGCCTATTGGGGCACTCCCTGGGCCATCAGCGCTTACAGCATCGACCCCGGCCTGGCTGGTAGCGTCGGCTTCCTGCTGGGTGCGTTCGGCGGTTCGCTGCTGGCTGCTGGATTTCGCGCCATCAAGAACCTTGACCTGATTTCGCTGGTCAAAGCGAAGATCGGCAAGACTGGAGGCGGCGAATAATGATCCTGGTCAACGTGGTGGCAGTGTCCGTCATCGTGGTTTGGGCGTTCTGGTGCATCCTGTACAAGCGCGTCAGTGACGGCATCGTGGGCAAAGTCCTTTACATGCTGCTGATGCTCGCGGCCTTGGGCGTGCTGAGCAACCCAGGCCAGGGCAGCGAAACCGCGCTGAACTGCACTGTGGCAGCCATCGGCGTTCGTCACTGCTGGATGAAAACCGTTTGGCCGCACATTCGTGCCGCCGTCATCAGGCGCATTCGTTGCGCTACCTGTCCGCATAACGTGGAGTAATCGACCATGCGCACGTCCGCCCATGGCATCGCGGTGATGCACTATTTCGAGTCCTGCCGCCTGACCGCCTACCCTGACCCTGGTAGCAAGGATGGCACGCCGTGGACCATCGGCTGGGGGCATACCGGGCCGGAAGTGCGCAAGGGCCTGGTCTGGACCCAGGCGCAGGCTGATGCGGCGTTCGTCAAGGACTTGCGCAGGTTCGAAAGTGGCGTGCTGGAAATGGTCCAGGTGCCAGTCACTCAGGGCCAGTTCGACGCCCTGGTTTCGTTCGCCTACAACCTTGGGCTTGGCAACCTGCGTTCTTCCACGCTGCTGCGCCTGCTGAACGAAGGCAAGACCGCAGAGGCTGCGCAGCAGTTCAAGCGCTGGGTGAAGAACGACGGCAAGGTCATGCGCGGCCTTGTGCGTCGTCGTGCTGCAGAGCAGTGCCTGTTCCTGGGCATGGGCGGCGCTGAAGCCATTTCGACTGGAGTGAAGGCGGCATGATGGCCTGGGCACTGAAGCACTGGCGCGCCATCGCTGCCCTGGTGGCCGCGCTCGCCATCTACACGGCCGGTTACTGGAATGGTCAGGGCGCGACTGACAACACCTGGAAGGCCAAGTGGGAAGCGCACCTGGCGGCCGATGCCAAGGCCACCGCTCAGGCACAGGCCGAACAGCGCGCTATCGAGGCCATGCGCCAGCAATCCATCGACAAGGTGACCCAAGATGCACAGCGTGAAATCGACCGTGCGGCAGCTGATGCCGCTGATGCTGCTGCCACTGCTGGCAGCCTGCGCGACGCAGCCGACCAGCTCGCCGCCCGACTGGCAGACAGTGAAGCCGGCCGCAGTGCCTGCACTACCGCCGCAAGCAAGGCAGCTGCCGAGTACGCCCGAGTGCTTGCCGACGTGTTCAAGCGGGCTGACCAAGCGGCGGGCCACCTGGCTGCAGTTGCTGACCAGGCCAGGGCAAGGGGGCTAGCGTGTGAAGCGGCCTATGACAGCGTGAGGGGCGCACCATGATGGTGCGTGACCGTCTGTCGGGAGCCGACGAATGGCACTTGACAATGAGAAAAATTCTCATCGACGGGTCCTTCCGGGCGGCCGATGCCATGCGGGGGCAGACACTCCGCGAAACTTCACATCTGCGTGCCGTTTCAAATCAAGTTTTTTGATTAGCAAAGTGCTATCAATCAAGGAAATTTATGGCGAGCAAAGGCAAGGGCCAAACCCTGAACCGTGGCGAGTGCGCCGAGTTTTTCGGCGTCACTCCGCCGACCGTTGACGCCTGGGTTCGTGCTGGTTGCCCTGTAAAGAAAGGTCAGCGCGGCGTCGCTAGCGAATTCAATTCAGCCGAGGTCGCAGCGTTCCTTCGGGAGAAGGCGCGCGAGGAAGGTAGCGGCACCACCCTGGCGGATGAAAACCAGCTGAAGCGCCGCAAGCTCGCCGCCGAAGCCGAGCGGGCCGAACTGGAAGTGGCCAAGGCGAAAGGCGACGTGGCGCCGGTTCGCGAGTTCGAACGCGCCACCGCCGCATTGATGGCCGCCATTCGCGCCAACGTCATGCAGGTGCCGGCGCGCGCGGTGCTGCAGCTGCTGGGAGAGACTGATGAAATCATTTTCAAGGCGAAGCTGCGCGAGGAACTGACGCTGGCGCTGGAGACTGCCGCCGAAGCCGACCTGAACCTGGACGACGAAGACGACGAAGAGGCTGATTCAGATGGCTGACGTGGTGCAGTTCAGCAACCGCGCCGCCGTCATCGCTGCCACCCGACGCGCTGCGCAGAACCTGGTGCCACCGCCCGACATGCTTCCGAGCGTGTGGGCCGAAAAGAACGTGCGCATTCCAGTGGGCAACGCGAAGCCGGGTCCGATCCGGTTCGCCAACGCACCCTATCAGCGCGGCATGCTGGACGCCATCAAGGAACCAGGCGTGCGCCGCGTGTCGTACATGACCGGCGCGCAGCTGGGGAAAACCACCGTCCAGCAGTGCGTCACCGGCTATTTCATCGAGCATGAGCCGCGCTCGCAAATCCTGGTTCAGCCGACGCAGGGCGACGTGCAGACGTTCCTGGAAACGAAGCTGCGCCCGATGCTGGACGCCAACCCGGCCATCAGCAGCAAGATGGCCAAGCAGCGGGGCCGCGAGGGCGTCAACAACAGCCGCATCATTTCGTATATCGGCGGCTGGCTGATGTTCAGCTGGGCTGGTTCGCCAAAGACACTGCGGGGCCGCTCGGCGCCGGTAACCCAGGCCGACGAAATCGACGGATTCGAAGCTACGCCAGAAGGCGACCCAGGCGAGCTGCTGGCGCAGCGTTCAGCGTCCTTCGGCGACGATGCGCTGCGTACCGAGTCCAGCACGCCGACCATCGAAGGCGCCAGCCGCATTGAAACGGCGTTCAACGAAGGCGACCAGCGCCGCTACTACGTGCCGTGCCCGCACTGCGGTCACGCCCAGCACCTGCGATGGGAAAACGTGTCCTGGTCGGGTCGCGTTTCCACCGGCATAGACGACGCCGAAAAAGACAAGGACCAGGAACACGACCCCGGCACTGCGCACTATCACTGCGAAGGCTGCGGCGTCGGATGGGATGACGGCGAGCGCGTGGCCGCGATCCGCAACGCCGAGCGCCTTGGCCACGGCTGGAAGGCGACCAAGCCGTTCAAAGGGCACGCCAGCTTCCATGCACCTGAAATGCTTTCAACGTTCCGCCGTCTGCGCGATATCGTGCAGTCGTACCTGGACAAGCTGGCGCTGGACGACCTGCAGTCGTTCGTCAACGTGTCGTTGGCGCTGACCTACGCTGAGAAGGGCGAGAAGGCAGACCCGAACAGCCTGCAGGGACGCGCCGAGGAATACCGCGCCGAGGTTCCGGCCGGTGGCCTGTACCTTACCGCAGGCATCGACATGCAGATGGACCGCCTGGAATGCGAAGTGGTCGCCTGGGGCGTCGGTGAGGAATCGTGGTCCATCGGCTATTACGTGCTGTGGGGCGACCCTCTGCACCAGGACGTATGGGACGACCTGGACGACCTGCTGGCGTCCACCTACCAGCACGAAAGCGGCGCCATCATGCCAATCAGCGCCGCCCTGCTGGATACCGGCGGCACCAACGGCATGACCCAGGCGGCCTACGACTACGCCAAAGGCAGGACTGGCCGGCGCCTGTTCGCCGGCAAGGGCGTGTCCGGCTGGGGCCGTCCGATTGTCGAGAAGCCGCAGCGCAAGCAGTCGGGAAAACGCGCCAGGAAAGTGGACCTGTTCCTGGTCGGCACCGACGAAGCCAAGCTGGTGGTCATGCGCCGTCTGGCGGCCACCGTGGGCGCCGAAGAAAAGACCGGCGGTCCTGGCTACTGCCACACGCCGAGCGACCGCGATGCGGACTGGTACAAGCAAATAACTTCCGAAAAGCTGGTCACCAGGTACGTTAAGGGCCAGCCTGTGCGCGAGTGGCACAAGCCAGACCGCGCACGGAACGAAGGTCTGGACTGCCGCGTGTACGCGCTCGCCGCGCTCAAGATCATGAATCCATCGTTTAAACGGCTCGCCGAGCGCTACGCGATGCCGGACGATGGCAAGGCGCGCGAGCTGCCGGCGCCAACGCCCAAGCCGCAGCAAAAGCCGCAGCGGCCAGCCAACGACAACAAGCCTGCGGAAATCCCACAAGAGGAACAGAAGGCCACGCGCCCACAGACTAAGCCCACTATTAAGCGCTCAAAATCGGTTGCTGGGCGCAAGGGCGGATGGGTGAAAAGCTGGTGAGCTGCGGAAGCATTCCTGGAAAAATTGGCGCTGGCCTGACCTTCGACGTGCTGCTGACGCTGACCGCGTTTCCGGCGCCGGACTGGTCCGTGTCCGTGCTGCTGCGCGGCAAGTCCGCAATTGATTTGCAGACCACGGCCGAGGGCAGCCAGCACCGCCTGCGCGTCAATGCGGCAACGACAGCAACATGGGCGCCAGGCGATTACTGGTTCACCATGCGCGCCACTCGCGGCGACGAAGTGGTGGAAGTCGAGCAAGGCCAGCTGACCATCACGCCCGACCTGTCCGCCGTCACTGGTGAGTTCGACGGACGCAGCCAGGCGCAGATCGCCCTGGAGGCCATCGACGCCGTGCTGGCGAAGCGGGCAACGCTGGACCAGGAACGCTACCGCATCAACAACCGCGAGTTGTACCGCACCCCGATTGCCGACCTGCTGAAGCTGCGCAGCTACTACGCCGAGCAGGTGCGGCGAGAACGTGCCAAGGCTTGCGGGCGAAATCCATTTGGCGCCACCGTGCGCGTGAGACTCCGCTAA